AAAAAAGGCCGAAGGCAATGCCGATATTCTGGTTCGCAAGACAGTGCTCGATATTGGCAGGCGGCTCGTGGAACGGACGCCTGTTGGGGATGCCACCTATTGGCAGTCCAAACCACCGGCTGGTTATGTCGGCGGTCATGCTCGGGCAAACTGGTCGCACTCAGAGGGCGATTTGAACACCAGGGAGTTTGACACCATTGATGCTTCGGGCGGGGCTTCCATAGGCAGAATTGTCACAAGCGTGCCGGTCAAGGCGGCGGGCAAGGTGCATTATATTCAAAACTCTGTGCCTTACATTGTGCCACTTGAGGATGGCTGGAGCAGGCAGGCTCCCAACGGGATGGTTGCCGTCACGGCGGTCGAATTTCAAGGCGTAGTCAATGCGATAGCGGGGGCTTTAAAATGAGCATCGTATCCGTCAGAGCGGCACTGCAAACGAAGTTAAACGGTATGGCAGCACTGGCAACCGCCTGGGAGAATGTCGGTTATACACCAGTTGCCGGGACCCCATATCAAGCTGCCTATGTAATGCCGGCCACTCCCGAAAATCCGACGATGGGGGATAGCTATTATCAAGAGCAAGGCATATTTCAAATATCGCTTTTTTACCCGTTGGCCGTGGGCACAGCAGTTGCGGAAGCACGGGCGCAGCTTATCAGGACAACTTTTAAACGGGGAACATCGATGACATCCGGCACCGTGACCGTTCGCGTCGATAAAACTCCGGAAATTGGACAGGGCCGAGTGGACGGCGATAGATGGCATATTCCGGTAAAAATCCGGTGGTTTGCCGGGATAACTTAAAATAAAAAAGGAGAAATATCATGGCGACAGCATCAGGAATTGAAAAAAAGGTAATTTTGGCGCCTCAAGCGGCTCAAGGGACGGTCGCAGTTGCGGCACTTGCCACGGCTCGGTATTTACGGCGGGTAACGGCAAGTTTTGCTTTAAGCAAAGAAACCTTTCAGTCAAACGAAATGCGGGCTGATAGGCAGATTGGGGATATGCGACACGGGATTCAGTTGTATGATGGCACGATATCCGGGGAGCTTTCACCGTTGACCTATTCGCTGCTTATGGCTGGGATTTTGCGGAAAGTATGGGTGGCAGCGGCGGCGGGTGGGGCTGATATTGATGTAGCGGCGGCGGTAACAACCGGGAACTCCGGGACGTTCACTTCGGCGGCTACGGCAACATTTATCACCGACGGGCTAAAAGTTGGTGATGTGATCCGGTGGACAGGCTGGACGACAACCGGTGCAGGGAATAATGACCGAAACTTCCTTATCACCGCACTGACAGAACTCATAATGACCGGTACCATGCTTGATGGTAGTCCAGTAATAGCAAAAATCGCGGGCGATTCTGTCACCCCGACCGGGATCGGGTTTAAACTCTGGACTCCGGCGCTTGCTCATACCGAAGACTGGTTTTCAATCGAGGAATATTTCAGCGACCTTGATCTTTCAGAAGTGACCTGGGACATGAAGCCGAATACGATGGCGATTAAACTTCCGGCTTCCGGGATGGCGACCATCGACTTTGGTATGATGGGACTAAGTCAAAACAGGCTCGTCGCTGGTACGTCACCATATTTTACCAGCGTTGTAGCGGCAACGACAACCGGGATTTTGGCCGCAGTTAATGGCGCTGTCTATGTTGCTGGGACAAAAATCGCAGTTATTACCGGTCTTGATTTTGACGTTGCAGCAGGACTTACCTCCGAAGGCGTTGTCGGCAGCAATGTTAGACCGGATCTCTTTGACGGAAGGATTCAGGTTAAAGGTAATGTAAGTTGCTTTTTTGAGTCCGCTACGATGCGGGATTATTTTGTTGATGAGACCGAGGTTTCCATAATTTGCGCCTTCACTGAAGGGACAGGGGTTGCGGCGACAGATGGCGTTATGTCTTTCGTTATGCCGCGCGTAAAAATGGGCGGATATTCAAGAGATGACGGCGAAAAGGGTATCATTCAAACCATGCCCTTTGTAGCTCTGTTCAACACGGCTGGTGATGACGGTACGACTTGCACGGTCAATTCGCTGGCAACGACCTTGAGCATTCAGGATTCAGATGTAATTACATAAACAATAATAGACAAGCCGGCTGGCCAAAGTGCCGGGAGCGGTCTTTTCGGAGACCTGAAAGGAGAGGGGAAATGGAAGAACAAAAACCAGTTCATTGGCAAAGTCAAAGTTTGATTTATGAGGCATTTTCGGAATTGGCCAAAGAGATTCTTGTCGGCGGGGCGTACAAGGCGACCAAGTACCTCAGCGACAAGCTGACAGTCAAGGCCACGCGGAAACGCTACAAGGGGAAGATTCTCAAGAGCCACGCGATTGACATTGTTTTCACAGTCGGGAAGCCTAATTATGAGGAGCGTGAAAACATCAAACGGGCAAAAAAGGCGGGCCAAACAAATATTGAAATGGTTATAAAATACCCGTCAAAACCAAAACGAGGAGGCAGTAAATGACGAAGGCAAAGAAAGTGGTTGATTTAGCGGCAATCGATACGGTGAAAGGTTCAAACGAGGGCTTTAACGTGAGAATCTTTCACCCGGGGACCAATGAAGACCTTGACATAAGCATCACCGTTTTGGGTAAAGATTCCGATGCCTTCCAAAAGGTCAGCCGGGCGCAGAATAAAAAGCGCATGGCGAAAATGCAAAAGGGCGGGTTCAGAAGTATTACACCCGCGCCGCTTGAAGAAATCGAACAGGACGGTATCACCTTGCTTGCAGCTTGTACGACCGGCTGGTCCGGGGTTATTATCGAAGGTAAAGAGATCCCTTTTTCAACAGATAACGTCGTGATGGTTTACGAGCGGTTTCCTTGGATAAAGGAGCAGGTTGATACTGCAATCGGTGACCGCGCAAATTTTATCAAAGCCTGATCGGTGAGAGTAGCCCCAAGGAGTCACCCAATTCGGGCTGGGGGCTCCTTGGGTTCGCCGAGAAGGAATTCAGCCTAAACAGAATTAAAAAAGACGGCTCGACCGAAAGGGAAAATCTTGAAGCAGCGCAGCGGCAGACAACGAAACCCATTACAGAACTTGAACCGGTCGAATATTACGACTGCATTCGGTATCTTTGGGTATGGTTTTGCGAGCTGTCCGGTGGCCGGAATTATGTCGAAGGACACCCGCTGGCGCTGTCATATAGCGAACTTGAATCATGGGCGCATTTGACCAAAACAGAGCCAACGGCATGGGAAATTTCAGTAATCAAAGCAATTGACAGGGTTTTTCTAACCGAAGCAGGGAAAAAGTAAATGGCCGACCTCGCAACCCTATATATAAAAGTTGACAGCCAGGGCGTAGTCACAGCCTCCCGCGACCTGAATAAGCTCACGGATGATAGCAAAAAGACCGAGACGGCTACGGAAGGCGTCACGTCTGGCTTTAACAAATTAAAGGCTGTTGTGGTTGCCCTGGCTGCTTCATACGCTGCTTTAAAGCTGGCGCAGTACATCAAGGAAGCTACGATGTTGGCGGCGCGATATGAGACTCTGGGCGTTGTCATGCGAGTAGTCGGCAACAATGCCGGGTACACCGGCGCCCAGATGGAAGTTTATGCAAGAGGTTTGCAAAAGGCCGGTATCGCTATGGTGGAAAGCCGGAATACCCTCGCCCGCATGATTCAGGCGCAGATTGATCTTACCAATTCACAAAAACTTGCCAGAATAGCTCAGGACGCGGCAGTCATCGGCAACATGAATTCATCACAATCGTTCGAACAGATGATTTATGGCATCCAGACTGGGATGCCGCGTATCCTCAGAACAATTGGTCTTAATGTAGATTTTGAAGCCTCGGTTCAGGCGTTGGCTTTGTCGCTTAATAAAAAAACAGATGCCTTGTCTGAAGCCGAGATCATGCAAGCACGTGTTAATGCCGTTGTAAAAGCCGGTGTTTTAATTGAAGGCACTTACACAGCAGCCATGGAAACTGCCGGAAAGCAAGTTTTGTCTTTGACCCGTCACCTTGATAATCTCAAAGTCTTGCTCGGCGCTGCGTTCACTCCTGCCCTTGCTGAAATCATATCGACGATCACAAAAGACATTGAATCACTAAACGGCGAACTTTCAGGGCCAGGCGCCGAAGCTATAAAAGATTGGGGTAACAATTTCCGGTTGATAATAATGAGCATCGAGGCCGAGATCATGCGCCTTGCCATGTTCATTGATAAGATCGGCGGAACATTGACATCAATCGGTATGTTGTTGACCGGACCGGGTGCTTTGATTGGTAAAATTCCGGGATTGGACTTCGCGGCGATACCTTTTGAAAAGATGGCGGATATAAACATAATGCTCGAAGGACGCTACAAAGACACAGACAAAGCTCTCGAAGCCCTTGCCATTCGGTATAATAAACTTGTCGAGGCAATGACTCCGGCTGGAAAGCTGGCAGCGAAACAGGCAGAAGATGCCCTGGAAGCTGTACGTTTAAAAGCCACAGCAGATGCAAAAGCTAATAAAGCAGCCGAAGCTGCAACCAAAGAGCAACTTAAAATTCAGGAAGATTTCCAAAAAGCCTATAAAAAATCGGTAATGACGATAGAGGAATTTGAACTTGACTCATTAAAAACACAGGTTGACGCCTTC